TATGGATAATATAGATGATATTTTAGCCGTTGATAGTGATTTAGCAATGATAACAGATCCCTATTATCCAAAAGAAGTATGTAATGCCTTAACATGGTGTAGCCCTGAAACCGCTACACATATTTGGGATGTATGGACAAACAAAAGAGATTGGGTATATGAAAACTGCAGATTTCTTGGAGATGCTCCTTCTGAAATGATATTATTAAGAAAATTATTTGATGAGGAAGGGAAGGTATTAAGAGTAGATAATATATATGAAGGAATTTATAGTTATAAGGCTCATATATTACATAATCCTGATTTAATAGAAAAAGCTAAAATAATATACTTTCATGGTGAGCCAAAACCACATGAACTGGGTGCATACCCTGTAGATAATTTAATTACACCACATTGGAGATGAAGATGGAATGGGAAGAAATTGAGGGCAATGAAGTTCATTCAACAGCCGTAGTAAACTGGGATCAAATTAATATTGGAACGGGCAATAAGATCGGTCCCTATGTGTGTATCGGTACAGATGCCCAACACACCAGAGAAGAATCCTCCGGTACAATAACAATAGGTAATAATAATATTTTTAGAGAATATACAACTGTACATTTACCTACACGCTATTCACGATTAACAAGTATAGGAGATGATTGTTATTTTATGGCATTGTCTCATATAGCTCATGATTGTGTTGTAGAAGATGAGGTAATATTCTCTAATAATGTAACTTTAGGAGGCCATTGTCATATTATGAGAGGGTCACAATTTGGGTTCAATACTATTGTTCACCAATATCAAGTTGTTGGATCATATTGTATGTTGGGTATGGGTACTATTATTCCAGCAAAGGTGAGAATAGAACCGGGCAACATTTATGCGGGTAATCCGGCTAAGTTTTTGAGGATTAATTCAATAGGTTTAGAAAGACGGGATGTTAGTTTTCCTCAACTCAAAGATGAAAAAACAAGATATGAAGAATTGTTAATTGAAATGAATAGGCATTACGCAAAATGAGATTTGAAGAATTACAGAAATTGTGGTCAGCTGATTGTGATATAGATGAAACAGAATTATCTCAAGAATCAGTAAAAATACCACAACTACATAACAAATATTTAATTTTCTTTCATGATGAGAGATTAAGACTCCGTACTATGAAGTTTGAATATAGTAAGCTCTTAAAGTTGAAGAGGGAATACTATTCTGGAAGAATGACCGAAGAAGAAATGGAAGCTCTTGAATGGGAACCATTTCAATTTAAATTACTTAAAGCAGATATTCAAGAATACATAGATGCGGATGAAGACATAATAGAGATTAAGAAAAAATTAGCGTTGCAAGAAGAGAAGGTTGATTATCTTGAAGCTATAGTAAAGGGATTATCCAATAGAGGATATTTAATTAAAAATGCAATCGACTGGAAACGTTTTACAGAAGGGCATTGAAGATATTCACATATCTAAACATGATGAGGTGTATCTAAAGATTAATTGCGATCCCTCTGTTGCCCAAGAATTATGTGATTATTTTACATTTTTTGTTCCCGGATATACATTTATGCCCTCGTATCGTAATAAGATTTGGGATGGTAAGATAAGACTTTTCAATATACATAGTAGATACCTGTATAGTGGTTTACTTGAGTATGTTTTTATATTTGCTAAAAAGCGAAATTATAAAGTTATTCCAGATGGAGATTGGTGGAAACCTCTCAAGATAGAACACAATCAAGAGTTTATAGATCACTTGAATCTTCCTTTTGTTCCTAGAGATTATCAGCTTGAAGCATTTCATCATGCATTATCATATCAAAAAACACTATTGGTATCCCCTACTGCTAGTGGTAAATCTCTAATCATCTATCTAATTGTACGTGCACTTAATGTTAAGACCCTAATAATCGTACCTACCACTTCACTTGTTTCACAGTTATATGCTGATTTTCAAGAATATGGATGGGATTCTTTAAAATATTGTCATCAAGTTTATGCAGGACAGGACAAAGTGTCTGATAAAAAGGTCGTTATTTCTACATGGCAATCTATTTACAAACTTGGTAGAAAACTATTTGAACCATACGAATTGGTGATAGGAGATGAGGCACATGGATTTAAATCGAAATCACTCACTTCAATTATGACTAAATGTGTAAATGCGAAGTATAGAATTGGTACAACAGGAACATTAGATGGTACACAAACACACAAATTAGTACTTGAAGGTCTATTTGGTAAGGTTTATAAGGCCACAACAACGAAAGATTTAATTGATAAAAAGGAATTAGCATCTTTTAGTATAAAAATTTTATTATTAAAATATCCTAATGATGTCTGTGTATCAATGAGAAATAGTAAATACATGGATGAAATAGAATTTATTGTTGGTCATGAGAAAAGAAATAAATATATAAAAAATTTAGTATTATCACTTAAAGGTAATACTTTATTACTCTTTAGATTAGTTAAAAAACATGGATGTATTTTATACGATATGATTAAGGAGGTAACCGATGAAAGTAATAGAACAACATTTTTCGTACACGGGGGTACAGAAACCGAGACCAGGGAACGAATACGAGCAATCGCAGAGGAGGAACATGATGCCATCATCGTGGCAAGTTATGGGGTATTCAGTACCGGCATCAACATTAGGAATTTGCATAACATTGTTTTTGCTTCTCCTTCTAAGTCTCGCATCCGAAATTTACAATCGATAGGCCGAGGTTTACGTTTATCTGAAAATAAAAATGAAACGGTACTATATGATATAACAGATGATTTAAGAACCGGTGCAAGAAAGAACTTTGCATATCAACATTTTGAAGAACGAGTTAAGATTTATGAAGAGGAGCGTTTTCCTTATACGGTACACAAACTTGACTTATAGAAAAAATATGTTATAATAAGTAAACAAACTTTAAATAGTCAACTGTTTTATTAGAAGATATTATGACAAAAAGAAAAAAAGTATCAAAACAGCATTATGTAGATAATGCGAAATTTTTAGAGGCGATGGTTGAGTATAAACGAGATTACAATGCAGCCATCAAAGATGATAAAGAATTACCACCAATTTCCGAATATCTAGGTTCGGTGTTTTTGAAAATAGCTCAAAGATTATCATTCAGGCCTAATTTTATTAATTATACATTTAAAAACGACATGATATCTGATGGAATAGAAAATTGTCTTCACTATATTCACAATTTCAATCCAGAAAAATCGAATAACCCATTCGCATATTTTACTCAGATAATCTATTATGCATTTATTAGAAGAATTCAAAAAGAAAAGAAACAACTTTATATTAAATATAAAACTATGCAAAACGTTGATCGTAGTGCTGAGTTTAATAATGATAATAATGTTTCTATGGATGATTACAGAAATTCTGATTTTAAAACTGTTGTTGATGACTTTGTAGATAATTTTGAGAAAAGTAAAAAGAAAAAGGCAGTTAAAAAAACTGAGTCTAACTTAGAATTGTTTATGGGTGTCACAGCATGAAAATAGCTCTTATTACAGATACTCATTGGGGTGCACGTGGTGACAGTCTTACATTTTTGAATTATTTCCGAAAATTTTATGATAATATTTTCTTCCCCTACCTTGAAGAACACAATATCAAAACATTAATTCATTTGGGAGATGTTGTTGATCGTAGAAAGTTCATTAATTTCAAAATATTGAATGATTTACGGACAAATTTTGTTGAACGCCTGTGGAAACTAGGAGTTGATACACACATAATAATCGGTAATCATGATACTTTCCACAAGAATACCAATGAATTAAATTCTATAGAAGAAATTTTTACAAGCCATGAGGGAAAAGTTGAACCTTGGATGTATATTGCTCCACGAGAGGTTGATTTTGATGGTCTAGGTATTTTAATGATGCCATGGATAAATGAAGATAATTATGGTGAGTGTATGAAAGCAATTCAGAAAACTCAATGTCAAATTCTCATGGGACATCTTGAAGTAAAAGGATTTGAACAACATATTGGATCATGGAGTTATGAGGGTGTAGAAGCAAATATTTTTGATAAATTTGATATGGCCATGAGTGGACACTTTCACCACAAGTCAGATAACGGAACAGTTTACTATTTGGGTAATCCCTATGAGATAACATGGAGTGATTATAAAGACCCTAGAGGCTTCCATATCTTTGATACAGACAAAAGAACGTTGGAGTTCATACAAAATCCCTATAGAATGTTTAGAAAGTTATATTACGATGATATGTATCAAACTTTTGAAACATTAACTGAAAAAGATTATAGTGA